GACAAAATTGGACAATCGTAGAAAGTGGTGGAAAAGTATTATGGTCACCAGTAGCATATGAACCAAATAATCCAGCGATAGACCCATATTCGATAATAGATAGTAATTGTGGAATTATTTTAAATCTCGGTAATTCTTATAATCAAGATATTTTCTATTATGGGTTACTTGGTATTATGGGATTTTCATGGGAACAATTCAATCCTACATTAGATGATACAAATAATTATACATCACGAATATCTACATTAAATAATGATAAATTAAAATATGTAACAACTAACTCTGAATTGGTAGAAACAGAAACAAAAAACTTTGTAGTGAATAGATTTGGTGCTGTTCAATATACAACACAAGTTCCATGCCCTATGATGTTAGAAGGATGGGTTAATATTTATGCTGGTAATAGACGAGATGGAGCATCTGATAATCTTCCAATCGGTGGTGGTGAAGCAGATAGAAAAAGTGGATATTCATTATACCCAGTAATTGTGGAGAATACAACAAGCATAAATATACGAGCAATTAAATTACCAAGAAGAATGATAAGACCTTATTATTGTATAAGAAGTGATTTATTATTATCATCGTCAAATAGTTATATAGGAGGTAGAGATGGAAATGCTAATCTTCCCATTATCGCATTGGTTAATAAAGAGAATGGTTATGGCGATTATTTCTTCTCTGGTGGCAGTGATTCTACATTTACAATTACAAAAGATAATAGTGTATGTGAAATAACAACCATGATAACTAATCCAGATCAATCATTGGCAAATGTTGATGATGGTTGTTGTATTATTTACAAGATAGAAAGAGATAGAGTTTTAGATAATTCAATTATCCAAGAATTATTATTACAAAATCAACCATCAAAAAATAAAAGAAAATAAATCTAAAAAATACTAAATATTTTTATATCGTGTATTTCTATAATAAAGTATAAAAATAAAAATCAATATTTATCGTAGGATTAAAAAACTTAAAGGGGGTATATGATAAATAACAATTATAAATCTAAAATAATGTTAAAATATATCAAAAAACACTCCAAAACAGAGCTATAAATCTAAAATAATGGCGTTTTTGATATAAAATTATAATTTTATATCGTATAGGGGCATAATATTAGATTTTTACCCTATTTATGACCATATTATATACATAATATTAGATTTATAACCCTTTTTCTATATTTATTTCTTGATTTATAACATATTAAATATTATATATGTCAATATATAAAAAACTTTTGATGATTGATCACATAAACCTCCCACAAGATATTCAAGAAATTATCAAGGTTAATTATAAATATGAAATGTTACAAAAAAAATATGATAGAAATAAAATTAATCTAATACAGAATTTAAACTATTACATTTTTTTAAATATAAAAATAAACAAGAAACATAAACGAGAAGATACATTATTAAAAACAATTAAGTTTTTTGATTAACTCCATGTCTCATCATCACTATCACTTGTTGTATTTATATCTTCATCAAATTCATTCAACTCATCAAGATCCAATACAACCTTAACTTCTTTCTTATTACATATTCTTATCAACTCATTAAAGAATGATAATAGTATAGGATTATCATTAATCTTGTTTCTTATCATGGTTACTTCTATAATATGTTCCAAATCTATCTCGCTCATTTAATATATTATATATTTTAATTATAAACCAAAGTGGCACAAACAATTAGTCATGGAGGCCATTTTGGTTTATAATTTATTCTTAAATATAAAAATCTTGTTTGTGCCACTATGGTTTATAATTTCTATATCATAAAAGTCATCATTAATTCCCTTAATGAATTGGAAAATGAACCAAAAAATTCATCATCACCCTCATAATAGTTTTTAATAAACTTTAAAGCATCTAATATTGCTTTTCTTTTTGTGATTGTTTTTACTGGTATGTCATCCATATTTTTATCTTCATTAACATACAGATATAAATCATAATATTTTTTATATACACTATAATCAACATTATTTTCTATATCATTTAAAAACTTAAACATTATATCTCTTAATTTTTGTAAATTTTTTTTGGATAAAAGTTTCTCTTCTCTTTTTACAATATTCCCAAGTTTAACATCTTTATCGATTGGATTATCTTCAAATGTTTCACCAGTTGTTATATCACTAATTAGTTTAATTGTAAGATTTTCTATTGCGGTTCTTACACCCAATCTTTTATCCATAGATAAATCTACTGGTTTCTTCTTTTCATCAATATATTTAATTAAATCATCTTTTGTTATTTCCGCTGTATTATATGGTTGTTTCAAAACTTCTTGTAATTGTTCCCAAGCATATTTACTCATACCTCTCATTAATTCTATATATGTTTCCCTTGTTACTTTATTATCAAAGTATGTATCACCTTTTACTGGGTCAAAAAAAGTTATTGTATTATTTGCCATTTTAATCATCTCCTTCATAACTTCACTTGCTGGTCTTTCTAATGTTTTCATTCTTGTATCCATGAAAAATAAACTCCACATTTTACAATAACCACCCATTTCTGTAATAATGACACCTTCAAATAGTTGAGGTTCTCTTTCCAATTCATTAATGGAATCACCAGATTGTAACCCATTTAAAAATCCTTCTGCGTCTTTTGGACATACATCCTCCATAGGTATATATTTTAATTTTTCTTTACTTCCCATTCTTTTAAGTTCTCTGTTTATAGCATCTATACCAGTTTTCAAACTCGATTGTTCTGAACAAACTTCTTGGAATTTCCAGTTTTTTTATCTTTTAACCATTGCCCACCATATTCACTTCCATGTGGTTCAAAATGTTCTGCTGTATTAAGATATGGATTTAATATTAACATATTTGCGTGTGTGCTAGTTCTATCTTTTCTTCCACTTTTAGAAATTGGAATAGCGACTGGTTCATTCTTCTTTTTACATTCTAAATATCTTTTAGCATATTCCTCAGCATATTTAATAATAAATTCATTTGGACGACATATCCAAGCAGACTTCTTGACATCTACTTTTTTATTTTCACCAGATACTTCAACTTCCATTGATATTTTTTTACCATATTTATCTAATTTATTTACTTGCCCAATATATTTACACATATTAGAAACTACTGGTGGAATACATTTTATTTTATTATCTTTTATGATATAGAAATACATTATATCAGCAAATAAGTCTATACTTGACCAAGGATAAAATATATTACTCCTCTTAGTTACTAGATTATCCCATATATCTTTGGTTGGTATATCTCTTATATTTTGATATTTATTTACATCTAATGGGTATGTTGATTTATTTATTTTTACAATCTTATATGATTTATCTATCTTGGGAGGTTTTTTATCTTTATCAATAACTACTGGTTTAGGAGTTTGTGATGGTAGTTTGAACTTTGCCTCACTCGGCTTCACCATGGGATATTTTTTTTCAACCTTAATATCACTTAATTTGGGATTATCTTGAACAGATGTTCCACTAACTTTTTTAACATCTCCAATAACTCTGCGGACTGGTTTTGGTTTTTCTGTTCTAACATTGGTGATATCTGGTTTGTTTGTTTTACCGAGTTGCCTCCTCTTAGGTTGTGGTTTTGGCTCTGGTTTTGGTTGCTGTTTTGGTTTTGGTTCTGGTTTTGGTTTTGGTTTTGGTTGTGGTTCTGGTTTTTTATCTTTAACTCTATCTCTTTCTTGTTTAATTGCTTCTTTCTTTATTTCTCTAACCTTCTTCTTTTCCTTCTGTATTTTTTCTTGTTTCTTCTCCTCTGTTTTCTGTTTCTCTAATAGTGTTGGTTCTTTCTTTTTAGGTATATCGTCAGCGGTAATCTTACGAGGTATATTTTTAAATTTTAAAAATAATGAATTCGTCTTGTGATTAACACCATAACCATTATCATTTATAAGTTTAATCAACTCGGGTTGTGTAGCTCCCTTTGGAACATTTATCTTGAATAGAACATTATGTGCTTTTATAAGTTTTCTTAACTCGGTAGTAGTCAATTGACCTTTAAGTGTTCCCGAATTATATGGCATCCTTTATTATAAAAATATAAAATAAATATATATGTATATATTAAAAAAATGCCCAAAAATAATACCATTATTGATAAGTCTCATAGCAAGAAGGAACTTCTATATATTATTAACTATTTTAACATTCCTATCGGAGTATCACAAAAGAATAATAAACATGAGATCGCTACTAACCTATGGGATATATTATATAAATTAGACTATATACATATTCCAAAGGACAATACATTTTTAATTCATGATGTTCAAGATTTAAGAAAATATTTAAAAAATAAAAATCCAAAGAAGTTATTATCATGTAAAGAAAGAGATGATATAACATTTAAATCAAAAAAATTAATTCATTATTGTAATAATGGATATTCTGTTAAAGATAGTTTATTTGAAAATCTTATTGATATATATAATACAGCAAATCAAATATCCAAATATGGTGATCTACCGATAGTTAGAAAAACATTAAAATTATTAAAGAATGATCCACAAAAACTTTACAATATAGAACCAAAGATTACACCAGAGGTTATGAATGAGATCCATGTTAAAAGTAAATTAAAGGTTAAGAAGAATTTTATTAAGTGTGTTATTAAACATGGTCATTTCGTCATTAACTTCGATTAAACCAAAATGGCAATAACAAGTTTTTGGATATTTAATAAACCATTTTGGCATCCATAATTTATTGTTTTTGCCACTTTGGTTTATAATTTAATTTTTCCGCAAAGTGCGTTTATTTTAAAGGATTTTTATATTTTATAAAGTATAAGTAAAAAATGACAAACACCCCTTCAATATTTTCAAACCTTCCAAACAACCTTATTATGGATATTATAAAGATGGAAACCGATAGAGCGAGAGAGGAACAATTAAGAAATGAATGTATAGAAGATTTTAAGTTTGTTGTAAAACAAATGAAACAATTAAATGAATGGATGGAAGAAGATTATGAAAGAGATGATATGGATAGATGGGGATTGGAAAGAGTATCTCTTGATTTCTGGGGTAGAATGGATATTTTAAGTTTTGAAGATGAAGAATAATTAATCATGCGTTTTTTTTACTATTTTTTTTTTCTAATTATTAAGTATAAATAATAATGAACAACGAATACTTTAAAAAACTTGATGAAGATTTACAATTTGGTTTTAGGAGTGAAGATACTGCGAGACCATTTCTTAATGAATTTTTTGATTGTGACCTTTATAATACAAGAACAGATGATAATGATGAATTTAATAAATTTGATTATCGTGGCTTCAAACATGATAAAAAAATTAAAGTTGAATTAAAGACAAGGAGATGTAAGTTTGGAGATTATCCAGATTTACAATTTGAATTAGGTAAGATAAGAGAAGCAGAAGAATTTATTAAAGATAATCCCACGGCCGAATGTTACTTTGTTTGGAGATGTATTTATGATGGATGGGGTAAAGAAGGTTTTGTATATTGGAAATATCACCCAGAACAATATTTTAAAGGCATGGGTGGAAGAATGGATAGAGGAAGAGATGAATGGAAACTATTATGTAAAATTAAAAATGATAATATTAAGAAGATGTTTTAACATATACATCTTTGATTGTATCTATATCTGTTCCCATCTTATTTGATAATTTCTGCTCCATCTCTTTAACATCTTTAAGCAAATCACTTGCTACAATTTTCCTTATGATAGTTGTAGATATGTTTTTTTGAATATATTTTTTACTCGTCTTGATTAACAATTGTGATATACTATTTCTTGATAATGGAAATAATGTATCTCCTACACCTAATTTATTTATTCTCATATACATTCTTATAGTCTTTTCAAGAGGTTTTGAAATAGTTATGGTCTTTTCCTTATACTTCTTGCTCGTTTTATAATCGTTCAATAAGAACATAAGAGATCCTTTTTCAATTACAAGATAGTTATCGTCTTCTTTCTCTTTATCACTCAAAGAATTATATCCTTTCTTTCCAATGATCTTCATGTTAGAGAGATCGTTTCTCATAGGGTTCTCAATTAATATTGATAATATCGTGTATGCCATCAATAGTTTATTTTCATTTGCTGATATTGTATCTTTCTTTTTTAATTTTGGAATATTTAAATCTTTTCTTATCATATCAATAAATGCTCTTAATTCATCTATGGAGATAAAGGCTTCTTTCTGTTTGTCAGAAATCACACCAGATTGTTGTTTTTCAAGGTATAATGAATTTAATTGATCACGTTCATCATTATATTTATTAATTAAATCTTTATCTTCATCTAACGCCATGAGTAAAATGATAATTGAATTGTAATAATTTCTCTGTGTTGTAAAATGTTTGTCATTTAATTTTTCTTTAACTTCTGCGAAATCTTTTAAAAAATCAAAATCATCCTTATCGAATATTTTTTTTAATTTGTTAAGATTAGAAACATACATCTTAATTGTGCTATCTTTGATGTTCGGTCTCGCTTCTTTAATTTTTTCGGTCAAGTTTTCTACTTTCATTTTATATAATTATAGATTTTATTTCAAAAATAAATCTAAAAAAAAGGGTAAAAATTTTTATCATGTATTTCAACGATATGATAAAAAAATATAAAAACATTTTTATCTTGTATTTTTTATTTTTAAGGGGTGTATAAGGAAAATCATTTTATAAACCAAAGTGGCACAAACAATAATTCATGGATGCCAAAATGGTTTATAATTATCCCCAAAATCTTGTTATTGCCATTTTGGTTTATTGGTAGAATACTTCAATCTGTCCAGTATTTTTATCCATGGTCAATGATCTCAATACCTCTTGATAAGTTACTTGTGTATATGTTCCATCTGGTAATCCCTTACCAGTCCCATCAACACCTCTTGCGTTCATATGTAAATCAATACCCTTTGAACCAACACGCTCACCTCTGTTAAGACGGAAACCTTGCCAAAATTGTTTTCCATAAAGTTCATCTTGGTTATGACCTTCGTATCCACGATTTCCATCATTAACAAGAAGAGCATTACCACTATCACTATACACTTCACGAGGAACATGATAATGTCTCTTTGAAGTATCATATAGATTAAAGAAATGTCTTGAATTATTTTTGATATTGAGAGGAAACAAAAATCTTTCATTCATAAATAAATTGCTCTCTAACTGGCCAGATTGTCTATTAGCATTTCTGTCAGCAACTCGTGGCTCGCTCATACCTAGTGCTGTATATTTATTTAAGAAAGTATTTTCTTGGTTTCCAGTTGGAACATATCCAGCAAATACTCTTGTAACTATTCTTGATGATCCACCGATATTTCTAATATTGGTCTGTGCCGTATCAGTTGCCCCACCATTCGCGGTGATTGTTTGTTTTGATAGGATATAATCCATGTAACCCATTTGCGAAGGTTCAGCATCTTTCATCTGTTGTAGAGATTGAGATGGATAGAAAATATGATCACTAATTAATTCAAGAGAGTTCTGGTCAATTAGATAATCAAGATTTGTTACTTGTGGATCTGCCTTTTTTGCTTGGCATACTCTTACATTCTTAACATCACTGAAATATAATTCAATTTGAACTCTATCATTTTCAAACATGAATAGTGGTAGTCTATTTTGTGAATTTGCCAAGAATGGGAAAAGATCATGTAAGGCAATAGAGAAAGATGGAGATAATCCACTTCTATTATCTTGGGTAGTGATATACTGAAAATTATGGTGACCTAATCCAGCAACTTGTGCTTTACCATAAGATGTAGCAGTGTCGGCATCTAAAATTCCACTCTGTGTATATTCACGACCATTAGATAAACCATATTTATCTGCCTTAACATTATTCTTATCAGTATAAATTAATTCATAATCCATATCTCTCCCAGATAAATATTGTTCTCTCTGTGTTTGGGTATTGTTGTCTTTAAGCATTGATCTTAGTGAGGAGAAATGACCAAAATCCTCAATATCACAAATTACTCTTCCAGATGAAGTTCGGAGGACAGCTCTGTCAATAAGAGAATGAACACCAATATTTACTGGAAAAAATGCTCTTGTAACACCAGCATTTGGAACAATAGAAAATGAAATAGATGAAGATGCTGAAAGGTGACCCTTGGGTTCTAATTCGAATCTCGCGAATTTGTTGTCACTACTGAAAACGACTGGACGCAACACATCGCTTTCTATTTCTTGTCCAGCAATATACTCCATTGGTTTCATACGCAAAATTTCTGGTCTTTTATCTTGTCCTTTATCACTCATTTTATTATGAAGTAATATTTAAAAAAAGTTTATAAAAAAAATTAAAAAAAGTTACTGAATCACTTGAATACCATTTTGGTTGAAGGCGACACTTTGTTCGCTATTTACAAAAATAAATACAGAATGGGGATTATCACTAGTGAGATCACTTTGAATATTCATTCCCCAATTTTCATTGGTGAAATCAGTTCCTTCTCCTCCTAGGGCATCATAATTTATTCCAATACCATGTATCATTCCTCCATTGGGGATTGTAGAATATTGAACAAGTTTTTTATTTAGATCAGTGATTGCTACTTGCTGACTTGTGAAATTTCTATTGGTATTTTCAACAGATAAACAATTCCTCATGTTCTTTCCAAATGTATTAATAGAAGAAACATAATCTTTTAACATTACTGGATCGCTGAGAAGAGTTGAGGGACTATCTCTTACAACAGAGTTATTTTCAAACATTTTTGGATAAAGAGATCCACCTTTTTGCCAGATAAGTTTTTTAACATTCGCAACTTTATTATCTTTGTTGGTAAGCATAAGGGTTGAATATCCATTCTGTGATCTGTTATTAAGATACGAAGATGGAACAAACGAAGAGAATACACTTCTCACCTTACTTAAACCAAGATTGAAAGATACATTAGCATTAGCACTATTGATTGTGTCATAGTATGAAGATATTGATTGATATGTGAAAGTATTAACATTTGCGACTACTCCCTCTTGAACTTCACAGAGAAGTTTTAAATCAGTAAATTCATAAAACGCATCTGTAATACCAGAAGCATCATTAGTATTTGAAAATATCATTTGACTATCACTAGCAAGGGCGAGGACTATTTCCAATCCACCGAGAGCAGAGTTTGAAAGGGGTATCTCTTGCGTTCCGTTTAGAAGTCCGCATGGTAGTGAAAGACAGAACTCTTCTGGAACACCAGAATATACTACACTCTCATTAAATCCAGACCAATTGGGAAATGTTAAAGATCTGTTTGACATACTGGAAATATTATCTGTTACAGATGAACTTAAAGGAAGGTAATTTGAAAGCATATGAGCATAATGCCTCACTTGTTCTATTGTTTGCTGATGGCGTATTGATCGAGTTGTTAAACTCTCAAACGCACCATATACACCTAGTCTTTCATCTACTGCCATAGGTGATGTTGGTTTAGATCCAGCATTTCTATTACCATCTTTGAAAAATTGTATTTTACCACATATCTTTACAGATGATGGAATTAATGTGGCCTCCATTGCTGGGATCTGGAATATAAGGTTTGCCATGCCCTCACGAAAACTCATTCTTCCATTACTGGGAGCATTTGAAACAGAAATCTCTAAATACCTATTTGCCATTATTTTATAATTAAAAATATATTATTTTTGAAATAATATTGTAAAAAAGTTTAAACCAAAGTGGCAAAAACAATTATTTATAGATGCCAAAAAGGTTTATAATTATCCAAAAAATATTGTTATTGCCAAAAAGGTTTATAGTTCTCCCATGAGTTGCTTCATCTTGTATTCTTTCAATAATTTCCCATTGTTCCTCATAGCATCTTTATTTTCTTTTTCCCAAATATTCATTTTAGGGAGCCAATGTTTGATTTGTGATTTAATGGATAAACCATTCTGCCAATGTTTTGGTGTTAAAGGCATGTATCTTGGATCTTCATTTTCAATTTTCTCCATAAGTTCTCTATCACTCAAATGAATTTTAACATTCATAGTTACTTCTTCCATTTTTAATATTAAAATATATATTTTTTTTATTTTTATATATTAAAAAAGTATGTCATTAATAATTACTGGGAATAAATTAGTTGAAAGTGGTGTAGGTGATATTGGTAATTCACAGCCTCCTTATCATTATAAAAATTTCTTAAAAGAAACAATTACATTACAACCAGATAGTGAAGTTGCTGTCCAATCTGTAAAAATAACAAAAGGTGCTGGTATTAGAATATCACCAGATGATGGTTTTTATGTTATGTGGAATAAAGATCTCGCTTCAATTAATGATGGTTCAAATGTTTATGATACTACTGGAACTCCTATTTGGTGTCCTCTTGGTTTATCTGAACCAGATATAGCAGAAGATGTTTCTATTGATGAATTTGCTAATCGTTTAACAGATGCTATTAGAAATGGTGTTCCTCACCCAGATTTAAATTATATTCCATCAAGTGCTTTATCAAATAGATATTATCCAATCGCTGAACCACATGTTGAAAGTCTCACATCATCTCTTTCTGGATTTGATATTACATTCGCACAAAATGAATATGATAGTCCATTAAATAATGTTACATCTCTACAAGGTAATCAAACTAAATGGTTTTATGATGCTGATGATACATTAGTATCTTCTGTAAATGGAAATAATATTAAAATTCAAGCACCAAAAGGAAATATTGCGAATAGCATTACAGATTATCAAATAGCATATAAAATACCTACAACATTTAAAGGAGGTAATCTACGATTTGATATCACTGGATTACTTAATGATCCTTCAAAGGGAGATTATAAAGTCATGACTGATTGGGCAGTTGGATTAACAAGATCAAAAAGAGAAAACCAAAGTGAAGAACCAGATGATGTTCCTTTCACAGATAGTGGATTGATGCCAAGGACTAAATCACAAACGATTGAATTAAGTGAGGGTAATTTTCAATTTTTTGATTATGTTATAAGATGTATTGAAGATCAAAATGGAACAAAGGAATTAGTATTAGGTCACATGGTTCTCAAAGATGGAAGTAATGGAACTGAGATGTGTATGAGAGAAATCGATTACTATTCATTTGCCAATAGTGGTTCTGTTGGAAATCCAGTATTAAGTAATGGTTCTGGTGGTAGATATAATCTTGGAACTAATACAAAATCCATTCAACAATTCCTCATACGAGTTGAAAATGATATTGTTTCATTCTGGTATTTTGATTATCCAATGATAGATACTACGGATGATCCTCTCAATGGATCAAATAAAACACATTGGAAAAAGTTTTGTTCTTATGATTTATATGATTGGAGTGGTGGTAATAATGCTGTTAATTATAAAGAAAATTATCCTAAACCAGTAAATCAAAATACATGGTGGTTATATCCAAAAGTTTATATAGCACAAGATGCTACCAAAGATTATCATTTAGAGTTATCATGTTACACTGGTGTTTCTCGTTCTGGTTTATCAAATACTTATTACAATCCTAAATATGATTGGAGAGTTAAATTATTTGTTGAAGGTGAAGAAGGTGTTACAAGAGAAATAGATAGAAGATATTATAATGATATGACAAATACAAAAACTTATGAATATATGACCATAAGAAGTTTAACAGATCCATATTTAAAAGAACAAGCATGGGTTATGATATTATTGGAAGATGATGAATTTTATCCAGATACAACATTAGCACAAGATGAATATATATCACTTAAATTAGGTTTCCCACATATTAAACTATTGAGGCCAGATAAAAATGGAGCATCTGTTGAAGTTGGCAAACAAAACAATATAGGTAATGGTAATGAGGGATGGGAATATACATCAACAGAAGTTCCAACATTATTGAATAGCGGTTCTCTATTTGTAAGATTAGATAATTATTCACAGAAAACTCTAAATGGTATGGTGGAGAGACCATCAAAAATTTTATATACAATTCCATCATTTGATATAAATGGTAATAATAAAGGATCTATGTATTTTGAACCGAATGATCGTGTATATGTAAAATTGGGGAACCCCGCTCCAATCACAATAAATACATTTGATATATCTATCTGTGATGAGAATGAAAGATTGGCAACCAAGTTAAGAGATCAAACAATTATCACATTACATTTTAGAGATCGTGCCAGAATAAATTAAATATTTCATTATATAAATGAAAGTAACCATCAAGAAATCTACAAACCCACAAAAGAAATACATGGCGATATTCTGTGAGTGTGAGTGTGAGGGTAAAAAAAATGATTGTGGAAAATCCAAGAGACCAAAGACAATACATTTTGGCTCTGCTGGTATGAGTGATTTTACTAAACACCGAGATGAGAAAAGAAAATTAAGATACATTAATCGTCATAAGAAGAGAGAGGACTGGAATTCACCGATGACAGCGGGAGCGTTGAGCAGATGGATTCTTTGGAATAAACCAACAATTAAAGCATCGTTAGAAGACTATAAAAAAAGATTTAATTTAAAATAAATATTAAATTAGTTTTATAAATTACTTTTTTAGAAATTAATACAAAATATTTAAAATGTATTAATAATATAAATGAATTACATGCCAGAAGTTGAGTATGACGAGGAAGAAACTTATGAAGAAACAAAAATAAAGATGGATTTGGATGAGGTCGATGAAGATGAATATGAAGAGGATAATGTTGATGATGAAGGTAACATATTACCAGATGTGGAGAAGAAAGAACCTCAATATAGAAAAGAAGATATATTTGTAAGATCAAATCAACGAGAACCAACAAAACCTCCAAAGAAGAAAAGAATTTTAAGTGATGAACATAAAGAAAAACTGGCACAAGCAAGAGAGAAAGCATTAGCAACAAGAAGAGCAAACGCGGAAGAAAAGAAAAGATTAAAAGAATTAGAAAAGAAAGCAAAACAAAAGAAAACAAAGGAACTTGAAGATTATGTTAATGAAGGAGAAGTAAAAATAGATAGACCACCAGTAGTTGAAAAAATTAGAGAAAAAGGAGAACATAACATAACCAAGAAAGATTTAGAAGATGCTCAATTAGAAGCGATCATGAAATATGAAGCATTACGAAAACAAAGAAAGAAGATAAAAAAAGAAGAACAAGAAGAAGAAGAAAAGAAGGAAAAAGCAAGAGAAGCAATTAGAAGAGCAACACAACCAAGAAAACAAATATATCAAGGACAAGAAGGTTACTGGGATGATATGTTTTAATTTATACTTAAATATAAATTATAAACCAAAGTGGCACAAACAAGAAGGCATGGGAGCCACTTTGGTTTATAATTTATTATTAAATAAAAATAAAAACCCCTAAATCTTGTTATTGCCATTTTGGTTTAAAAAAAATATATGATATTATAAATGGAAGAAAAAAAAAAGAAATCTGTGCCAAAGGTTTTGAAAGTGAATGATATATTGGAAAATAAAAAATATAAACCAATTCATCCTCATCTCCCTCAGCCTCAGTTCCTAACTTTGATAATTGGGAGCGTCCGTAGTGGTAAGACGAACTATCTCATCAACGCATTAAGAAATTCAAGTGACTTCTATGGTGAGGACTATTGGGATTATTATAAAATTATTTCAAACACATTGAACAATGACACCAAGGGAAAATATTTCAAAGATGCTTTTGATGATTGTGAAGATCATTATACAGATAAGATGATACAAGATTTAATTACATCACAAAAAAAATATGAGAGAGAGGATATGCCGACCATGTTAATTTTACTCGATGATATCCTCTCTCGTGATTTCAAGAAAACCAATGACATCACATATCTATGTTCAAAATTTAGACACTATGAAATGAGTATTTTTTTGACGACTCAGTCATTTCGTTCTGTGGGAACCATCATAAGAAACAACGCAACGAATGTTTTAATTTTCCGCCAGAATAATTCCAAGGAACTGGAAAAGATAAAAGAAGAGTATTCAGAGTTGTGTGGTAATGAGGATTTATTTATGGAATATTATAATCTTGCTCATGATCAACCACATTCATTTTTATATATTGATGGACAACAAAATCCAGCACATTTTTATAGAAGGCATGAAACACTATTAGGAATTGGAGATAGAAAAGTTGTAAATGAAACACCAAAAGAAAAACCATCTCCATTTAAAGAAGAAAAAACAATAACACCTACAAAACCCAAAAAAGGTGATAAACCAGAATTAGTTTATGACATGAAAGGTTTTAGAGAAGATTAAATATTTTATATTTTTTAAAATTTTTTTAAAATGTAACCATAATATAAAAATGGATACATATGGTGTGAAAAGTGCTATTGATCAGTTTAATGAAGGAAGACAATTTGTTGCCGAGCAGAATGCTCTTATTAATCAAAATAATATCAAGAGGAAAGAAGATAAGGATGCTAAAATTGAACAAGATAGTTTGATAAGTGATTTTAACTATGCCAAAGATGCTATTACAGATGCTTATGCTGGTAGTGGTGTTAAAACATATTATGACCAATATCAAGCGGGAGTGAAAAAACGAGCTAATATTCAAAGTGCTAGACAGAGTTTAGTGGGGGATGTTGGTGATGTGCCTTTAACAAGTAACGCACCAGCACCACCAACAGAACCAATACCAGATGATAGACCTCCTTTTGTAAGTTCAACACCACCAACAGCAAGACAATCTTTTAGTGTAGCACCTTCATCAAGACCATCACAACCAACAAATTTAAGAAGATCTTTTGCTATTGGAGAGCAAGTAACTCCACAACAAACATCAATATCACAATCAAGAGCCTCATTAATATCTGGTGGTGACCCACCAGTCATGACAGCACAATTATCCAATGATGATGCTCCTACGAGATTATCATCTGCCCCAGTAGGTTCAAGCACAAATGCCACACCACCACCAGACGAACCAGAGCAAGGTTTAACAACAAAACTTATAAAGGGAGCAACTGGTTTAAGTGATGAAACAAGCGATATGATTGGTCGTGTTGGTGGTGCTATTGCTGGGGCATCTATGGGAGGAATTAGTTTATACGATGATATTAATAATGAAATTAAAACTGGTAAATTTTTTGGTAAAGATTCGAGTGGTGCTGATGATTTTTCAAATGTTACAAATATGATCGCTGGGGCAAGTGATGTTATTGGTTTAGTTCCGGGGTTGGAGTGGGTTGCTGGATTGGGTAATGCTATTGGTGGAATTGGTGGTGTTGTTAAGATGTTTGGTGATCATGCTAAAAATGTAGCACAAATAGCATCAGATAAAGCAAGTAATATACCAACTCCAACCATTTCGGTTAATCCAGCACAAGTCGCTGGAACACTTGAACAAGTCGCACAAAGTAATATTAGACAAGCAACAACTACATCACAAGGATATTAAACCAAAATGGCAAAAACAAAAATTATAAACCAAAATGGCCTCCATGACTAATTGTTTGTGCCACTTTGGTTTATAAAAAATTCGTTCAAATTCTTGAAATTTTTTTCTAATTATTAAGTATATAAAATAATGGAGATGAGCAATGAACAAATCAAAAAAATTGTTAATCAATACAACAGAAAGAGGGAGCGTGAAAAAGAAAATTACCATACAAAATTAAAGTGTGATGATGAATGGTGTGAAAGAAATAAAGAAAGGGCATTAATTTACTATCATGAAAATAAAGATAAGAAAAAAGAAAAATATATAAAAGATAAAGATTTTGTAAAATCAAGATCATTATATCAATATTATAAACGCATGGATAGAGTTAAAGATTTTAAAGATAAGTATCCAGATAAATGTGAATTATTAAAATCAAGAGGCCTCGTTATCGATGAAGATGATGAAAATAAAATAATATTAAGTTTTGAATAAAAATTTAATTTTTCCGCAAAATTTAATTTTTCCGCAGTCCTTTTTTTTTATAAAATATTTTTAAAATGTTTTTATCTTTTAATTACACGATAAAAATTTTTTTTATAAGTTTTTTTTGAAAAAAAATAACCGAGAACCGCGTTTATTTTCCTAAAATTTTTATAAATTATTAAGTATAAATAAAAATGTTCAACGCCTCCAAAACTTCCAACACTTCCTTTTTCAAAAAAACTTCTAATGTTAATTCAAGCATGGTATGTGATCAATATTTCAAAACATTTAATCTAATACCAAATAAAAAAGAACCTTCCATGGAATGGTCTAACAAAAAACCTAACACCCATCTCTGGAAACATTTTAATATTCAACAATTAGAAGATTGGGATACACCTAAATCAAAAGGTATTCCATGTGGCAAAAGAAATAATATTATTGTTATTGATTTAGACTTTTATGATAAATATGATAAAGAAGGTAACTTGAAAAAATCATTTGATTATGAAAATAATTTATTCATTAAGACTTTTGGTAATTTAGAACAATGTAAAGAAATATTTAAAGATACATTAATTGTTGAAACCGCAAGAGGTGGATTACATTTATATTTTCAATATGATCCAACACTAAAAACCACGGCCAATGAACTTCTAGGTATTGATATTAGAAGTGATGGTGGATATGTAGTTTCAATGGGAACACAAATAAACAAAGCATATTATGATGGTAGATTAAAAGGTAAAACAGAAGATGAAAAAAAAGGTATTTATAAAGTCATAAACAATAAACCAATTCAAAAAATTCCAATCGATCTTGCTATGTTTTTACATAACAACATGTGGAGAAAAAGATTAATTACAAAACCAATTAAAAAAAATACAAATGGAAAAACTGAAATTGTAACCACAGAAGCATATGAACAAGACCAGATAGATTTAACAGCATACAACTATGATATAACAGATGATGAATTAAGAAAAATCCTTGATGGATTACCAGATAGATATTTTACTTTGAATAACGATTGGGTTATTTTTTCAACGGCCATGATGACATTAGACCGCAAAGATATATGGGATGAATATTCTATAAAGCGTGGCGGTAACACATATGATAAAGATAAAAATCATTATACATGGGATAATAAAGGTTTTAAATATAAAACTTATCTCTGTATAGAGCATATACTTTGTAATTCAACATATATTGTTGGAGATACAGAAGATGAATTAGAAAGAAAAAAATTAGCAACACAATACATAGCATATTACAAATACAAACCTACCAATTGCCATACAATACAACCATCAATAGTTTTAAGTGATAGAAGATATTTAGATAAAAACAATGATGGTGAATTTTTCCTTAAAGAATTCAATGAATATGACCACAAAAACATGGTTGTTAAAAGTAGCACTGGAACTGGTAAAACCACATCATTTAAAAATTTCATTTCAAGAACCAACAAAAGGTTTATTTCTATTGTTTCAAGAATATCTCTTGGTAAAGACCAGATTAGAGTTTTTAAAGAAAATGATATTGAATGTTATTGGCATGATGATATAACAAATCCAAGTGAAGATATGATTGAATATTTTGAGGAAAATCATTGTATTGACAAAATAGGATGGTATATGTTTGAAGGACAAAATATTGTGGTAACCATTGATAGTATAATCAAGATGATTAATTGGAATAATTTTGAAGATTATATTTTATATCTTGATGAATTTAATAGTCTAGTTGAATATTTTATTGATTGCCCTAATCTTGATACAAAACGGATAATTGTAAAGAAATTTTTAATTAAGATGATTACTGAATGTGATCGAATAATTATGACAGATGCTGATATAAGTGATAATTCCCTTTTATTTTTAAACCAAAATGGTATAGAATATTCATATATTCAAAACAAATATACTCATAACCTTGACAGAGATGGAAACCAAATTGAAGCACATGAATTATATTCCTATGAGGAACTAATGGACAATCTTAAAAAATTAGATAAGTTCATGGTTTGTTGTGATAGTAAGTTAGGAGCTATTAAAATTCATCAAGATTTATTGGAATTAGGTTATGATAAAAATGATATGATATGTATAACAAGTGACACAATAGCAACAGATATTAACCTTGATGATTATCCAATAGTAATATTCTCTCCTAAAATTGTTTATGGTGTTGATAGTGTTATGGAGAGAGAAGTATTTGCTTTTATGAAAGGACATACAATAGCACCACCGGCCATGGTTCAACAAATAGCAAGATGTAGAAATATCAAAAAAATATCCTTTCTCTTCAATGGTAAAAATTGGAAACCATATAAATATGAAAACATAGATGAATGTAGATATGATTTAATGAAAGGTTTATCTAATTTCAAAAAACAAGGTTTCATTAATTGTGAAGATGATGAAAAGATAGAAAATAATTTTAATGAATTAGTAATTAACTTTGAATATACCAAGGATTGTTACGAAACTAATTTCTTTGCTCACTTTTTAAATATCATGAAATCAAGAGGATACAAATTAATTTTCAAACATGAAAAATCAACTGGTATGACTAACAAAATATCCAAAGAATATAAGATTGATAAGATAAATAATTTTGAAGAAGCAATTAAAAAATGTTTAGAGATGAAGACTGAAATCGAAAGTGATGATGAATTATTGAGATTATACATGCCAACTGCTTGGGAAAAGCATATGAGGTTGTTGGGAGTTCCTATTGAAAACGCATTAGAATATAGTGATATTATAACATGCGAAAGGGAAGTAATATATCACTATAACAGAATGAAATATTTTATCAATGATTTTGATTATGTAAATTGTATTGACAAGAAAAAAGATTATGATATTAAAAAATT